TTGCCCCCGTTTCCGTCAGCACCAACATACGACGCGAAAGCCTGGGAGTTCATGTTAGAACACGCTTCACCAGGCGCCCTTTTTTGGAATGTAGGAGCATGAAATTTTATCAGCGTAATGATCACATCATCAACAGCGATGTGAATGTAAAATTTGAAGACCTGCTAGAGATGACGCCCGATCAGTTCAAGGATTGGGTTGTTCGTTTGCGTGAGGAACTTACATACGCATGGGACACATACGGTTGTCCTCCACGAACGGGAAAGAACGAAGAGGATATGATTGCGGCATTCAATCGAATGTCTGAGTTTCCTGTTCATGAGTTTGAGTTCGATGATGAGTTGAGTGATGTACCGAAGGATGTAATTCTAAACAAGTCACGCCTTGGTGTAGAGGTGGACCAGTTCTTTGACAATATGTTCAAGACTCGAATCAACTACACCGAGAAGGACAACGGCTACTCAATCTACGATTTGGTGGCGAACCCAGATTACTTTGAGCGAGTATACAAGGGATCGCTTCGTCACTTTAGACGAGACTCGTTCTACAGTCACGCCGCTTCTACAATTAAGAACAGTGCCAAGCAATCTGTTGTCAAGGTGAACGAAGCCGACGATTGGATTCGTGCCTTCTTCATGCATCCCGATATGTTCAAAGGTAAGGACTTCCTGCTTGAGCAGGTGAAGGTTCGTGAGGGATTAAACAGCGGTTACTCTCAGGTAGAGCAGACCGAGATTCTTCAGTTGACGAAGGATCAGGTTCAAGCATTCAAGGACAATGGTTGGCTTCAATATCGACACCACTCTACCTTTGACATCGAGAACATGGACGACGAACATGTCTATGCCATTCGAATGTACGACAAGGGTAAGAAGATTTTTCCTGGCGGCTTCAAGTCGTTTCGTATCGGCTACATTCAACCCGCTGTTAACTTCCCCCCAATGACTGCAAAGTATCTCTATGAACGATTTACAGAACACATCAAAGACCGTCCCATTAAGATCTACGATCCGTCAAGTGGGTGGGGTGGTCGGATACTTGGTGCTATGGCTGTCCGTGATGACCGTACCATTCATTACATCGGCACCGACCCCAATCCTGATAACTTTTATTCTGCTGTGGATTCTCGATATTCTGATGTCGCAGATTTTTATAACACCAAGACCTACCGATCAAACCCGTTCTTCTCAAGCACAAACACATACGAGGTCTTCCAACTAGGCTCAGAGGAGATTCAACACAATGAAGATTTTCAACGACACCGAGGCGAAATTGACTTGGTATTTACTTCACCTCCTTACTTCAATCGAGAGGCTTATAGTGAAGATGAAAACCAGAGTTACAAGAAGTATGGTTCGACATACGAATCGTGGCGAGACGGATTCCTGAAGCCTACATTGGAAACTGCCGTTGAGTGGTTACGGCCTGGAGGATATCTTCTCTGGAATATTGCCGATATTCTGGTGAGCGGAAATTATCTTCCGCTGGAGGAGGATTCCAAGAACATCCTACTTGACAGAGGGATGATTTATAGATATACTTTGAAGATGGCCCTTGAGGGTATGCCAGGTCAGAACCGCGTTGGTGAAGATGGTAAGCCCAAGTGTAAGAACTTTTGCCAAGTGAAAGGAAAGTATCTCAAGTACGAACCCGTATTTGTGTTCTTTAAGCCTAATGACGACCAGAGATAATCTAGCGACCGTTCTCAATACTATGACTGATGATTACATTCATACGCTGAGACAGGGAACCTCGACACGAAAGCCTAAAGTAGACAAGAGTCTTGTAACTGCCTACAAGCCTACCAAGAAGGACATGAAGGCACTTCTGGAAGACTACTCGTCGCTCGTTGACGAGATCGATTCTGCCCTTGGCGGGGACGAAGAACTTCTGGAAGCCTGGGACTTTCTTTCCAAGACCAAACTGAACCACCTCATCTCATTTGCCACAATCGTTCGTGACTTTTTGGAGTCGAACAGCAAGATCACTCGCAAGAGGCGAGCCAAGTCTGCTGCCGATCAGGTCAAGAAGATGAAGTTCAAGGATGAGTGTGAGGGTGTAAAGTCCGTCGAACCCGAAAAAATTATTGGATCTACGATCCTTGTATGCTATAATTGTAAGCAGAACAAGTTGTTCTGGTATGAGAGCGACACAGGCTTCGAAGTAAAAGGCACCACGATTCAGAATTTCAATCCCGACAAGTCGTATGGCAAGAACTTCGGACGATCCAAGATGACTCTTAAGAGTCTGGCAAATGCAGGCGTCATGTCAATCAAGAATGAAATGGATAGACTCAAGAACAAGAATCTAGAAGCCACTGGTCGCGTGAGCGGTGATGTGATTCTCGTTAAAGTTTCAAAGTGAATGGATAACAGTGATTCTCCTCGATAACAGTCAGATCATTCTGGCAAACATCTTTCAATCAATCAAGTATAATCCAAACATGGATGATGACTTCATTCGTCATCTCGTTCTCAATACCTACCGCATGTATCGCACCAAGTTTTCCGATTATGGTGAACTTGTAATTTGCAACGACGCTGGTGGTCCGTGGCGCCGAGGTATCTTCGAACACTACAAGGCTGCTCGTAAGAAGCAGCAGCGTGAGTCGAATGTTGATTGGAGTGCCATCTACGATTCTCTTACCTCGATTCGTAATGAGGTAAGAGACAACCTACCATACATGAACCTTACCGTAAACAACTGCGAGGCAGATGATGTCATCGCCGTTCTTGCTGCACGCTTTCACCAGAACGAAAAGATCATGATCATTTCTGGTGACAAGGACTTTCAGCAATTGCAGGCGTTCTCGAATGTCGAGCAGTATAGTCCCATCCAGAAGAAGATGTTGGTGTGCGAGCGTCCCGAGTCATTCCTCTTCAATCATATCATGAAGGGGGATGTCAGCGACGGTGTTCCTAATATTCTATCCGACGACGACACTTTCGTTGTGGAGGGAAAGCGACAGAAGCCGATGAACGCAAAGGCGAAGACTCGCGTGCGTGAAGTAATCAACGGAAATGAAGTTGACGAAACCATCTCAAGAAACTATGATAGGAACCGTCAGTTGATTGATTTCAACTGCATTCCAAGAGACATCGTTGAGCGTATCAACGACAGTTACGACACACAAGAGATTGCTCCAAGGAGTGGACTTCTCAATTACTTTATTCAGAAAGGACTGAAGAATCTAATGGAAAGCATCGGAGAGTTTTAATGTCAAGAGACTACAGAAAGATGAAGAAGCGTTCGTGGGGCGAGGACTATCAAGAGGATGGAAATCGCGGTGTCCGCCGTGAACAGCGTAAGGGCAAGCGAAAGCAAAACAAGAAGATTCTTCGTGACCTTATGAATGACAAAGATAGTTTTGATGATTATGCTGAAGACCTTGAAGAAGGAGACTGGTGAATATGATGACTGCAACTAAGACCGTTTTGTCCGAAAAGACCCTAGCGATTCTTAAGAACTTCGCTGGGATCAACTCAAACATTCTGATTAAGCCTGGTAACACGCTTACCACGGTTTCGCACATGAAGAACATTCTCGCTGAAGCCGAGATTGAAGAGACCTTTGATCGTGAGATTGCCATCTGGGATCTCAATCAGTTCCTTGGAACGATCAGTCTGTTCGACAAGCCTTCTTTCGAGTTTGACGAAAACCATGTTATCATCTCTGGTAACAACGGTTCGAGCGTTCGTTATTTTTACTCTGCACCAAATCTAATCACGGCGCCGAGCAAGAAGATCACGATGCCAGAGGTGGCAGTTGACTTCGAACTTCGTCAGCGAGACCTGATCGAACTTCAGAAGGCTGCTGCTGTTCTTGGTCTCCCCGATCTTTGTGTTCAGGCCGATGGTGACTCGCTTGTCATGTCTGCTCTTGATAAGAAGGCCAGCAATAGTTCCAACACCTACTCGATCGAACTTGGTGAACTTCCTCATGGAGATCATGACTTCAAGTTCTTCTTCAAGGTAGAGAACCTTAAGATGATCACTGGTGACTATGATGTCTCAATCGCCAAGCAGGTGGTCAGTCACTTCACTCACAAGACTTCTGGCGTTCAGTATTGGATCGCCCTTGAGTCGGACTCGGTATACAATGGATGAATTTCTCTGGGTAGAAAAGTATCGTCCGAAGAAGATTGACGACTGTATTCTCCCTGCATCGATCAAGTCCACCTTCAAGCAGATGGTAGACTCTGGGGAAACTCAGAATCTACTACTCTGCGGTGGGCCTGGTTGCGGGAAGACTACCGTTGCCAAGGCTCTCTGTCATGAAATGGACAGTGAGTTCATGATGATCAACTGCTCGGAGGATGGCAACATCGACACACTCCGAACAACGATTCGAAACTTTGCAAGCACGGTATCCATGTCTGGTGGTAAGAAGGTTGTCATCCTCGATGAGTTTGACTATTCAAACCCCCAGTCAACACAGCCTGCACTTCGTGGATTCATTGAGGAGTTTTCGAAGAACTGTCGGTTTATTCTGACTTGCAACTACAAGAATCGTATCATCGAGCCGCTTCACTCTCGATGCACTGTTGTTGAGTTCAAGATTCCTATCGATCAGAGACCTCAGATGGCAGCACAAACCTACGAGAGAGTCACCAAGATTCTCACGCAGGAAGATGTTCCATTCGAGGACAAGGTGCTTGCCAAGTTGATCATGAAGCACTTCCCCGACATTCGCAGAATTCTAAACGAACTTCAGCGATACTCGGTCAGCGGAAAGATCGATGTTGGCATTCTCTCCCAGTTGGGCGATGTCAGCATCAAGGAACTGATCTCTTCAATGAAGACTAAGGAGTTTGGAAAGGTTCGCAGTTGGGTTGTTGAACATCTGGACAACGATCAAACACAGATCTTCCGAAAAATCTATGATGGCTTGTATGTTCACATGAAGGATCATTCGATCCCAGAGGCAGTTCTAGTGATTGCTGAGTATCAATACAAGTCCGCTTTTGTTGCCGATCATGAGATCAACATGGTGGCATGTCTTACAGAACTTATGATGAGGTGTGAGTTCAAATGACATACCGACCTTTACCTAAAAATTTAACCATCAAAGAATCTAATATCGAAGGTCTAGGTCTTTTTGCCGTAGATGATATCCCAAAGGAAACTATCTTTGGTATCTCCCATGTCATGAATGTGGAATTTCCAAATGGTTACATTCGGACGCCTCTAGGTGGATTTGTTAACCACTCTACGGAGCCAAATAGTGAATTTTTTAGTAAAGACAAGGGGTTCCCTGCGATAGCAAAGAGTGGTAGTTATCTTTACATGAAAACCATCACTGATGTGAAAAGGGGTGAGGAACTAACGGCATCTTATAAATTGTATGATCCAAAGGAGTTTATAAATGATAATGATTCCAACTAGAGGTAAAGTTATAATCACCCGAGAAACCAAAGGTGAACAAACCACTGAGCATGGTATTGTGTATACCGAAAAGCAGCAGGATTACTGGATCCGTGGCACTGTTGTCGCCATTGGTGAGGGTAAGGTCTATCCAAACGGTCGTGTTCGTGACGCAGAGTTCGAGATCGGTGCATCGGTGATCTACGACATGCGGAAGGTCAATGGTTTTGATGCCTACGATATCGTGGACCTTGATGATATTGTCGGAGTGATTTGTGAATCTGAGTGAGATCCTAAACTCGATCAACCACAACAAGGAGAACATCCTTCGTGAGCGTGACGAGCGAGAGGAGAAGTCCTACGCTCCATTCATCATCACCAAGTCTCTGTCCTACTTTTCTGATACGATCTTCCTGTCCAACAACATGAACTCCATTCCAGGCGTGGACAAGAGAATGCACTACGAGTATTTTCTACACTCCGTCCGCAAGAGAAAGCGATTCAGCAAGTGGCAGAAGAAGCAACAGGATGAGAGACTACCGTGGATAATGGAGTATTACAAGGTATCTCGTAAGAGGGCCGAGGAGTATTTGTCCATCCTGACCGAAGAGCAGATCAAGGAGATTCGAGATCACACCACCTTCGGTGACAAAAATAGTTAAAATCCTACATATTGTGTTCAGTATGGAGGTTTTTAATGGAACATATAGAATTATCTGTGGAAGACTTGGTTGAGATAACACTAGAGGAGGAAGATGATTTTCTCAAGGTGAGAGAAACACTTACTCGTATCGGTGTATCATCACGAACCGAAAACAAATTATATCAGTCTTGCCACATCTTGCACAAGCGTGGAAAATATTACATCGTTCACTTCAAAGAATTGTTCGCGTTGGACGGTTTACCAACGGATATAAGTGAAACCGATTTAGGAAGAAGAAATACCATCACCTCTCTCTTGGAAGAGTGGGGTCTTCTTTCTATTGTAGATTCGTCGAAGGTGAAAGAGCCGAAGGTTTCTCTTGCACAAATCAAAATTATTTCGTATAATGACAAGAGGGATTGGGAACTCGTACCTAAATACCATATAGGTAGGAGAAAGTAAAAAAGGAATCTTTATTATGACAAAAATTGTGGTTAAATTTCCAACTCGATCTCGTCCAGAAAAATTCAAGCAGGTTCTACAGAAGTACATCGACTTCCTTTCGGGGAAACACGAACTTCGTTTCGTCATCACGATGGATGAAGACGATGCTACTATGAACACGCCTGAGATCAAGGAGTGGTTGGACTCTTTGGACATTGATCTCAAGTATAACTACGGACACTCGAAGACCAAGATCGAGGCATGTAATGCCGATCTTGAAGGTGAAGACGGAGACATTCTTGTTCTCGTCAGTGATGACATGGTTCCCTGCCTTGAAGGATGGGACGACATCATCGCCGAGGGATTCAACCAGATCTTCCCTGACTTCTGTGGTGCCATCAAGTTCAACGATGGTCTTCGCGGACCAGATGATCTTCTGATGACACTTCCTGTTCTTGGTTTCCCTGTCTATAGAGCGATGGGTCATCTCTATCATCCCGATTACACTTCTCTGTATTGCGATACTGAGATGACGGCCCTGTTCGCCAAGATGAACATTCTTGCGAAGTCGCCTACTTGCATCATTCGACATGCGTGGGTTCCTGGCGACCACCCCGAAGCCGACGCTCTTCATCAGAGAAACGAGAATGCAGAAATGTACGCTAAGGATGGAGCGATCTATCAGGAGCGAATGAAGATTGATTTTGATATGAATTCAGTGAAGGAGCGTCTCGATGCCGAAAGACCCGTCGCAGATCAAACTTAGTATTCTTATTCTTTCAATTCCTTCTCGGCTACGAGAATACGAAATCCTACAAAATAAACTACTCGCCCAGATTGGTGATCGAGAAGATGTCGAAGTCCTATCGTTCATCGACAACAAGTCTCTTCACATCTACGAGAAGAGAAATGTTCTTCTACAAGCGGCTAGAGGTAGTCACCTGTGCTGGCTGGATGACGATGATGACATCGCCGACAACTACATCTCTCGTCTGACTGAGGTGATTGGCGAAGATCCTTCGTGGGATGTTATCTCGTTCAATCAGGACACATATCTTGACGGAAAGCACGCTCGCGTGTTTTGTGAGATGGGTAATCCACATGATCCCGTTCTTCTAGACGAGAAAGGAAACTACAGGGACACCCTTCGACCACCATACCACTGGTGTTGTTGGAAGACTGAACTTGCCCAGTCCGAGGCATTCGAGGAGTATTATTCTGCTAATGGTCAGTCCTGTGAGGATATTCATTGGCTGATGAGACTCTACCCCAAGGTTCTTCGATCGTACAAGATGGATGACTTCTTGCACATCTATCGTTGGACATCCGAGGGAACAGAATCGGTGGTGACACAATGAAGAAACTGATCACCTTTTCTCTTTGGGGAGACAACCCATTCTACCTTGAGGGTGCCTGCAAGAACGCAGAACTCGCCAAGGAGATTTATCCTGAGTGGATTTGTCGATACTATGTCGCTGGGAAGAACACCCCCAGTGAAGTCATTGAGCGACTGAAGGCGTATGACAACACAGAAGTCGTAGTCATGGACGAAGAGGGTACACCCAATTCAATGATGTGGCGATTCACTGCATGTGACGACGAGGATGTTGAGTGTTTCATTTCCAGAGACACAGATTCTCGTCTGTCCATCAGGGAGAAGGAAGCAGTAGATGAGTGGATGGAGTCCAACAAGAACTTCCATGTCATGAGAGATCATCCCTACCATACCACAGCGATCATGGGCGGTATGTGGGGAATGAAAAGAACTGCTAGAATGAACATGGGACTCAAGATTCAGCAGTTCTTGAATGGGAACTACCACAAAGATGCCAAGGGAGCCGATCAAGCGTTCTTGTGGGGTCTTGTTTGGCCTCTCGCTATGACAGACAATGTTACTCACGATCCTTTCTACACAGAGAACGCACCCTTTCCTACCCCAGAGCGTGATCCGAACGCGATGGTTTACTTTGTGGGTGAGGCAGTGAGAGAAGATGATACTATCTGGTCACAGGCTGATAGGGATGTTCTGGATAAGAAGGAGACTTTGGTATGAACTTTGTGATGTCTTGTAACGATAATCCCACATATTTTGGATTCGCTAAAGTTGTTTGCGAATACTACAAAAAATTGGGATACAAGATTCATTTTGCGTATTTGTCTGACAACGAAAACATTGATGGTCTTGATTGTGATTCTGTATTGAATCTCCGACCTATCCCTGGCTATGATTCTGGTGTGCAGGCAAAACTTGCACGGAGTTATCTCGCATCTACTTTGCCAGATGACTTTTACACACTGCTGGATGTAGATCAGATCTTGATCAACATTAAGTTTGTAGAATCTGGCGTGAATAAGTTCATGCAACTGGAAGAGGAAGCAGACATTCTTGCTTTTGGTGCAAACGCTTACCAAAATACAAGTGAACAGGGAAAGTGGCCCATGTATTTTACCACTGCTAGACCCAGTGGATTTAGAAAACTTTTGGGTTTGAATGATGAGTCTACTTTTGAAGATTTGCTTGTAACATACTCCAAGATAGAAGATCCTATTGACTCAAAGGAACAAACGAGTAACCCGTTCGATCGGTTTTCTGATGAGTCGTTGTTTAGATATTGTTCTATTAGGAATGATATAAAGTTGGCTAATATAGATCTACCTAACTTTATCCAGATGAGATATGCTCACAGAATAGATAGATCACCTAACACTATGGTGTCGTTTGGTTTGCCTGATTTTGACATGAATTTTTGGAACCAAACAAAATTGACAGACACCCAACGAGAAATGATAGCCAAAGGATTTTTTGTTGACTCGTTTCCCGCTAGACCCTACGAACAACACCAGTCCTTGATTGATGAAATTATAGCCGAGTCAATCGGGTTTAATATGAAAATCGCACTGGAGTCAATATGACAGACAGATTTGATATGTTCTTACACCAAGAATTTAGTTTTCTTTTGCATGTCGGAATACCTCACATGAACTATGCTGTGGAAAATTTACCACACCTTGATGTTCATACACATTCTCTCCCCGAGACATCCTGTTTTTACTTTTGGTCAAAAAATCACCACGACGATTTAGAACTAGAGCAATTTACACGCACAGCCCCATGCGGTAAAAAGATCACCGTTGAACCTGCCGACAGTGGTCAGATGGCAAACTATTGGAATGCCGTTGGTGTTGGGTATCATGACTATTATAAACACGATACTAAAATGCAGAGGGTTTCATTTCCCGACTTCAAGTCACACTTTTCGAAACTTGCAAAAGAGTGCGGTATGAATGAAAGATTTGATAAACCCTTGGTGGTTATAAACAACAAATATAGCAAAGAGCATGGGCTTAATCCAGTTAATGTAATAGACAATGATTGCATCTCTAAAATTTACAATGAGTTTAAAGATACGCATACCATTATTTACTTCAGACCAGAGTCTAGTACCAAGGGATATGTGCAAGACGACAACCTAATTATGGAATGGAACGACAAGCATCTAATAAAAGAAAACCACCATGAAATGATAGTTGATACCGATCTTTTTGTGCAATACCCTCATCTAAATTATAACGAATTGCAGTGTATGATGCATTCTTTATCAGATATACACTTCAGCACTCCCGGTGGTAATGCCATAATTGCATCATACTTTGGTGGTGTGAACATAATAATAGGAGCGATGGCATCAGAGCAGAAAGGTTACTGGGGCGATCGTTCGATATGGAAAACGGATTCTAAATTAAAAGATATAAGTGGTGCTAAAATAGTAGGAATGGGAGTCGATGCGTTTTTAGAATGTACAGAATCGGAATGGGAGAGTTGGTTTGAACATTGATAAAATTTTAATTCTTGGATCAACATATTTAACCGAGTTGGTCGTCGATGAATTGAAATCGAACAACTTTAACTTGATAGGATATGTTCCCAACTCTATCAGATCCACGGTCCCGGGAAATGTTTCACTGGAAAAAACCACTATTAATTGTGATTATGATTTAGCCATATCTGTTCAGTACGATTCTCTCATAAAATCAAACTCAAAAACATTCAACCTTCACACGGGATTGCTGCCTGAATTTGGAGGACTTGATATTCTTAGACATACATTGAATGAGGGAAAGAGGGAACAGGGACTAACATTCCATAGAATGACAGATGAATACGATCATGGACCCATAGTTAGTAAAATAACATATCCAGTGCTACCAGAGGACACAGAAACAAGTCTATATATTAAGCAATGTTCAATAGCACCTTCCTTTGTGGTTTCTTGCTTAAAACTAATCGCAGGCATGAGTGTGGAGAGTGTAGGTAAATGTATTATAGAACGCCCTAGAATATTAGAGCGTGAATACAAAGTAGATCCAATTGATGTGAAGGAATTATACAATGAAAGTAATTGATAGAGATTTGAAAAATATAGTATCGAAATTGTCAGGCGAAGAATTAGAAAGATTTAAAAACAAAAACATTTTTATATCAGGGACGAACGGATTTTTAGGGCGTTGGTTTCTCTCTTTCTTTGATTATCTAAACAAAAATGTATACACCAAGTCCGAGTCATGCACAGTTATACATGGGGACACCAATAGTTTAGATATTACTAACTCTAATTTTTCGGAGTCTATTCCGAAGTGTCATTTTTATATCAATGGTGCCGGGATAGCCTCACCGAAATGGTACAAGAAGCAACCATTTAAAACTTTAGATGTTTCTTATACGGGAACGGTTAATGTGTTTAATAAGGCTCTTATGGACGAGGCAGAGTCTGTTATGGTGTTTTCATCCAGTGAGGTCTACGGTGATCCACCCGCAGAACATATTCCAACACCAGAAACATACACAGGACAAATTCCAACCATGAGTAGCAGGAGTTGTTATGATGTTGGTAAACTTGTTATAGAAACCCTCTCCGATATTTTTTACAACGAACAAAACCTACCCGTGAAAATCATCCGTCCTTTTAATCTATACGGACCATACATGAGATTGGATGATGGGAGAATGATGGCAAATCTATGCAAGAGTCTTGCAGAAAATGATATCATGTCTGTCTACGGGGACGGAAAACAAACTAGAACATATTGCTATGTTGCTGATGCCATATTGCTTATGATTAAAGTGCTTTTATCCGATTCAAACGGGGAGGTGTTTAATGTAGGTAGTGAGGATATAGAAATGTCTGCATATGATGTATGTAAAACATCCTATGAAATTTTAGATGGCAATATGGATAATCTTAGGATCATAGAACACCCATCTTTTTATCCAAAGGACGAACCCAACAGAAGAAAACCAGACATCTCAAAAATTGTATCTAAGTTTGGAAACAAACCCTCCACCTCGTTTGAGGATGGGATTAAAAATACTTACGAATATGTCTTGACTAAGTACAAGAACAGCGAGTATAATTTATATTATGGTGGAACGGTGTTCGCCGATTGAGGATTTTAAAATTATGATACCATTGATGAAAGTGTATGTCCCCGAAAACATAGGCGAAACATTACAGGATGTATTCGATACTGGTTTTGTTACCGAAGGGGATTACTCAGATGAGTTTGAGAAAAAACTAGGAGAGTATATTGGTAATCCAAATACATGTCTGGTGAATTCATGTACCAGTGCTTTACACCTAGCGGCACATATGCTAGATCTTTCCTCTGATGATGAAGTGATAACTACTGCCATGACATGCATGGCAACAAATGAACCATTCTATCATACAGGAGCGAATCTTGTCTTTGCTGATATCAATCCAAAGACAGGAAATATATGTCCAGATAGTATCAGAGAAAAGATTACTGAAAAAACAAAAGCGATCATAGTTGTGCATTGGGGTGGACAGCCATGTGACATGGAAGAAATATTAGATATCGCAGAAAAAAATGACATCAAGGTTGTGGAGGATGCCGCACACGCACTCCGATCAGAATATAAAGGTAAAAAGATCGGCAATCATGGAGATTATATTTGTTTTTCTTTTCAAGCAGTTAAACATTTAACCACCGTGGATGGGGGTGCAATCGTATGTAAGTCGGAGGAAGATGCAACTAGAATTAGAAAGTTGAGATGGTTTGGATTAGACAGACAATTCAAATGTGCATCTAGGTGGGAGCAGGACATACCAGAGTGTGGGTATAAGTTTCACATGAATAATATTAATGCCGTCATAGGATTGCGTCAACTGGAAACAATAGATCAGTTAATAGATAAACATATATCAAACGCAAGATATTTTAGAGACAATATCGATAATCCAAACATTACAATTATGGATAGTTATTCAGACAGAGTATCTTCTTCTTGGTTGTTTAGTGTCTTAGTAGAAGACAAAAAAGATTTTAGAAAATACATGATGGACAATGGAATCGCAACAGACTCTGCTCATGTTAGCAATTTGCGATATAGTGTTTTTGATAAGTTCAAGAAAAATGATTTGCCTGGTTTGGATTTTTTTGATTCTAAAATGATGAATGTCCCATGTGGTTGGTGGTTAACAGAACAAGATAAAACTAAAATTGTGAAAGTATTAAACGAATATAAACTATAAGGAATTATAATGGAATTACCTCAAATTACATTGTGCATGATTGTAAAGAACGAGAAGGACATTATCCTTGAGTGTCTAAACTCTGTTTATAAGTACATCGATCGCTACGACATTACCGACACTGGTTCGACTGACGGAACTCAGGAGATCATCAAGAACTTCTTTGAGGAAAAAGGAATCCCTGGCGAGGTCTATCAGTCTGACTGGAAGGGCTTCGGTGATCATGGTGGTAAGATTGGATCACGAACCGAGTCGCTTAGAAACTGCGACGGTAAGGCTAAGTATGCGTGGGTCATCGACGCAGACGACTTCATTTTTGTAGGAGAGAAGGGATTTGCTTGGCCTGAGGTAATGGATGCTACCTCCTATGTTCTTCGCATTCAGCGTGGGGATTTTGTTTGGTGGCGTAATCAGGTGTTCAAGACTGGTGCCGATGTCAACTGGCGTTATATCGGTGTTCTTCACGAACATGCAGACTGCGACATCAAAGAGGGAAGAGAAACTCGCAAGGTAGAGGGTGACTACTACATTGAAGCCCGAACTATGGGTCATGAGCGAAACCAGACTCAGGATCCTATTCAGAAGTATTCGAGAGACGCAGAGATTCTAGAGGAGGCCCTGAAGGACGAGCCAGAGAATCATCGCTATATGTTCTACCTTGCACAGTCGTACTTTGATTCGCAACAGTGGGACAAGGCGATGGAGGCTTACAAGAGACGAGTTGTCGCTGGTGGATGGGAAGAGGAGCAGTGGTACTCTGCGTATCGCATGGCAATCATCTCGTCGATTACAGACAAGCCATTTACTGAACAATCTCAACTCTATCTTCAATCATATGCCCTGCGTCCCAGTAGAGCAGAACCTCTTTGGCAACTCGCAAGAATTCACAGACAAGAAAGAAACGAGCCAAGGATTGGTTATCTTTACGCCAAGACTGCTTGCGAAATTAACTATCCCGAGGGAGATATTCTGTTCATCTCTGGTGATGTATATGCATGGCAAGCATTGGATGAATTTGCTGCGTGTGCTTTTTACACTCACGATTTTCAGCGGGGATACGCTGCTTGTGTTGAATTGCTTAAGAATGATCGTGTCCCCGAAACAGAAAAGCAAAGAATCATGCAAAATGCAGAAGTCTACAAGCAAAAACTGATGGAGATTCATCAGCAGCAACAACAGATGCAGGAGGCGTTGAAAGCAGATAATCAAAAGAAAAAAGAAATGGCAGAAAAGCGAAGAGAGAAGCAAAAAGCCATGAAGAGAAAAAAGCAACAGAAGGCAAAACGATAAATAGAGTATAATCTGAGGAGAATCCATGACAACTGGACCTAACGAAATACTCTTGAAGAGAAGTGACACGGCATCAAGTGTGCCTGGTCATACCGCCATTTCATTCGGTGAGGTTGCTATCAATGCGTCCGATGGAAAAATGTTCTTCCGCGAACAGACAGGGGGAACCACTACTGGGAATGTATGGACTGTTGCTGGTTCCACAAACGAAAACTTTGTTGTTAGTGTTAACGGAGAGACGGGTGCTGTTACAGTAGAGCCTGGTGGAGTCACTTCATTCGCGGGATTCACAGGAGCAGTAGCAGCGGGTGTTACCACCAATCAGATTCTGTTCCACAATGGTCTTGGTATCACTGGATCAGAAGACTTCACCTTCGACGGAACCGATGTTGCACTAGGAGGCCAGGGTCACTTCGACGGTGCTATGGTTGGTCCTCAGCAGAAGAAAATCAAGGCAGACGAAGCACTCGCCGTTGGTGATCCAGTCTACATCACAGGTAATGTTGGAGCATCTGATCGCGTAACTGTTGCAAAGGCAGACGCATCTGATTCTGCAAAGATGCCTGCTGCGGGTATTGTATCGACTGCTTTCTCTACGAACGACGAAGGTTTTATGACCATCGGTGGCAGTATCGACCAGTTCAATACTGCGGGGTATACATCCAATGACGAACTCTATGTTTCTCCAGGCGGTGGTCTGACTCTAGAGAGACCTAGTAGCGGATCTGATCTAGTCCAGAAGGTTGTGAGAGTCGGTAGAGTGGATGCTTCCACGGGAACAATTATTGTCACTGGTGCAAACAGAGCGAACGATGTTCCCAACCTTCTCCATGCAAGAGCGGGTATCTCGATGGATGCTGGTGGTATCACCTTCTCCGATGGAACCTTTCAGTCAACTGCCGCAAAAACTTCTTATGTTGCAGGTTTTCTTTATGATGGTCGTGGTTCAAATGTTGCAGCAGAAACCAAAACTGGTGTTATCAGACCAGTAGAAAAGGCTTCAACTGTCACGGATCTTTCTATAAGATTACCAGATGGTGCAACAGGTGGCACCGTTACGGGTTTCATCTTCAAGGTAGGTTCTGATTTGATTGGAGTTTCTGGTGCTTCCCTCAACAGCAACAAGACTCAGATCGCTCACATTACCGTGGCCGATGGAGTATTTGGTGCAACTGGAGGAACCTTAGACTCAACATCACTTTCCAGCGGAGACTTGCTTTTCGGTGGTGTCACTGGTGCAGGACTGCCAGGTGCCGTGCAGTTGTTCGTAAACTATGAGGGTTGATATATGACGGGGAGAATATTTTATATTGATCCGCTAAATGGTTCTGCCTCGAACGATGGAACTACATCTGGAACCCCAGGTGGGGGTGTCGGACCCTTTTCCTCCCTCGCAGATGTTCTTTGGGACGGTGATGCAGATCCCGCAACTTATGGTGGAACTGGCGATGTTTACTATCTGATTGCATCTACGGGAGATGTCATATCTGCTGACGCAACAAAAGGCAACTACCACAACTATTCTTTTGAAGCCGATGTTACTAGATGGGGACATAATGTTTACAACAATTATTTTCATATTACACCTAATGGTGGTCCAGCAACATTTATCGGTGTTAATACAAATTTAGAGGAAGATGGAACTCGTTACGAAATACTTTGGGATCCGTATGATCCAGCAGACACGGATGTTACAAATAACAACAGAGAGTTTTTTGATCAGAATGGGGTGGGTGAATGTTTTCGTAACATAACATGGAACAATATCGCTCAAGAATATGCTGGGAAGTTCTACGCATTCACCAGTGGTGGAGATGGATTCTATTTCATTAACTGTAAATGGGACTGGAGTGGTCCTTTTAATAATCATGGTAACTATCCTTTATTCGCATCAGTTAACCCGTCTAATTCATTTAAACATTGTGAATTTATTGGGCCAGGTAAAGATGTATCAACACCAAGAGATTGCATACAGAAGATGGGTGCCCAGTATGGTCAGCATAATTATGTTATTGGTTGCGTGTTCACTGGATGGAAAGATGCATATCAGCACGCAAGTTCCCCTGATAGTTTTTATGGAAACCTAATTTATAGTTGTGACCGTGGTTTTGTTTTTCCAGATCAGGGAACTGGTAAATCAACAGGACTTTATATTGCCAATAATCTTTTTTATAATATAGATGGTGATGCAATACACATTGGAAATGCAACAAATAAGTTTTCGCCAGTAATTATCAATAACTTATTTGTAGACATCGGAGCATACGCAGTTAATTCTGACTCTTCTTATGAACCACAATATCCTCTATCCTTTGCAATTCGTAAAAATGTATTTCAGAATTGCACTTCTGGTACTATTGGTCCGAATGTTCTGGCGTGTGATGGCGGGATACATAATGGGTTCACTGGTGACGGATCCTTGGGTGGGATTTCAGAAAATGTTTCTATTACAGGATTAACTCTAGAAATAGATTCGACAACACATGGAGTAACATTACAATACTTCCCAACATCGGCTTTAGGTATAACTGGAACCTTTGGTATTGGTGCAATATCTAGTGGTGCTGGATTCCTGAACAGCGGAACATCTGGCGCAGCAGGTGGAACAGAAACGGAACAAGCGAGGGTAACATCATGACCGTCTACTATGTTGATCCAATCAACGGGGATAGTGCAAACTCAGGAACCGCAAATAACGATGCGTTTTCCTCGGTTGCTGAATTATTCGATGGGACTTTGGTTGGAGGACTAGTTCTCGGTGATCTGGTCAACTTGATGGCGAGCGGCACCGATGCTGGAACTGATGAAATAGGACAGTCCACTGGTTTCGGGAATCAGGCAAATGCATCTGCCAATCACGGAAGCACCGCATCAGTCATTATATTTCGATCCGTTAATTCCTCCACTCTCGCTCAAGACGGCACACAATATGTCTTGGGTTGTAGAAATGACTCTGCGACCAATTGCACATTCGGTGAATTGGAAGGGTTTCATTTTCACAACATCGCGTTTGTTGGTGGTGTGGGTACTTTTACGAGTGGTAGTATCTGTTCTGCCTTTCTCAACTGTGAATTTACAGATCAAGCAGGTGGACTGGACTACGGAACATTTACTAGACCATTCGGTTCTATGGATAATGCTAGTCACTTGTTTAGAAACTGTAAGTTTATAAAGAGAGGCAGTTCTAATGCTTTTGCGAGAGTCACGAATCGTATGGGTAGCGTTAATACTGGAAGCGTAAATCTTGATGCGTGTGAAGTTATAAACTTAGATCAAGGTATTAGAGACTTTAGGGGTGGGGGTCTTCATAATTGTAGATTTAAAGACATAGATGACTATTCAATACTATTTGAAACCAGATCCAGCCGAGATGGTCTGCATGTATTAGTAAATAATATATTTGATAATATTGGAACAGATTGTTTTGATATAGAGCCAAAAAGATCATCAACTGAGTTGAATCACCCCAAAGCGGGAAACTTTTATGGTAATTTGTATAATGACATAGGCGGGTACATATACAAATACACAAGTGGATCCGCGACTGAAATTAATCCCAGAGCAGATTCAAGAAGAAGAGACGGGAAACTTCACTGGGAGGGTGAGGTATATCAAAATGTAACATCTGGTGTTCATAGTCTACCTTTCGGAGCGACATGGGATAGGTGGGGATGGTCAACAAAAGGTGGATATGGACCTACCGCAGCATCGTTTGGATTGACTCACGATGGTAATGGGTCGGACCTGGGCATTGCGTTCGGCGATACACTTTTGTTTAATCACTTCAGCACCTCTGCTGGTCTTGGTGTGATGCTTAAGGCATTTACTCAACTAGCGGGTGGATCAGTTCCAGAGTTTGGTGATGTGTTTTAGTATAAATATAATCGTATCGAATTAAAGGAGATATCATGTCTATTACAGGACCAGAAGAAATTAAGTTTGTCAACGAATACATCCGACCCATGTGCGAAAACCTTCGTTACATGTGCGCAAGAGGTAAGGATTGGAAAGTAAAGTGGGATAGTGGCTTGAGTGCAGGTTTCCCCAACGATGCCTCTGTCGTTGAAGACGGAAGAGAGTCTCAGGGTATTAGTCGTTTGACTGGTGCAGACATTAACGCTGTCGCTGTTGTATTCAACACTCTTCTCGGAGACATCGACGCGGCAGCAGAAGTAGCGATCAACAAGCCTTGTGTTCGACCTCTTCTTTATGATCCAAGCGATACCTGATTAATACTTGACAACTCTTATTTTCCTTGTATAATCCATACAAACCATGTGGAGATTCTATACCTATGTCAGAGACTATGAAGATTTACAAGTTATACCCCAATGTCTTGCCTCTCAAGCAGTCCACCAATGAGGCTGCATGTCGAGACATTCACGCACACCTTCGTGCGCCAGTCCCACCCGAGGACAAGCCCGCAGTCATCCGCGAGATTCAGTGGTTCGATTGCTACAATCAACTACACAAGACGATGCCCGATGTGACCTTCGTCAATGATGTTCCCGAGACTTCGTTCGAACTTGGTCCAAAGTGCCGAGCGTTGATCCCGACTGGTATGATATTTCACATGGGGGTTGAGTTCTCTGCACGACTTCATCCTCGATCGGGTATGGCGTGGAAGAATGGTATCACTCTGATCAATGCAGAGGGTGTGATTGATTCGGACTACGACAAAGAAGTATTCGTCCCTCTTTACAACACTACAAACATGCCTTTCAAGATTACGCATGGAGATCGGATTGCACAGGTTGAGTTTATTCAGCCATACCGCTCAGTGAGTTACATTACCTACACAGAAGCCACACCAACTAGAGATCGAGGATCTAACCGCAAGGGTGGCTTTGGATCAACTGGAGTTTGACATGACACGCGATGAACTTCTTCGTTATCATAATGACATTTGTAAAGAGGCACAAGAACTCATGTCTCTTAAGAACCGAGACTATGCCGGCAAAGGAGGTAAAACACCTTTTGCCAATTTTACTCGCGTAGAGTCAATGGGCGTATGCTCGACGGAACAAGGCTTTCTTGTGAGACTGACTGACAAGATGAGCCGTTTATCTTCTTTTGTAGATTCTGGGAAGATGCATGTTGAAGATGAAAGTTTTCGTGATACAATAGTGGATGTAATCAATTACATGGTGCTGCTCTCGGCATACATCCACGACAAGGGGAGTGAATGACTCAAACTTTCTATACGAATGTTGCCGTAAAAGGCTCTAAGATTCTCTATCGAGGCTTTCAAAATGGACAACCCGTAACTTTCAAGATTCCCTACAAGCCTACAATCTTTTTGCCCACACAAAACACTTCGGAATGGACAACACTATCAGGTGAACCCGTCGAACCTTTTGTTGCTGGGAACATGTACGAGACCAAGAAGTTTCTTGAGAAGTATCGTGATGTTTCTGGATTTGAGATTCATGGTGTGACGGACCCTGTTTTCCACTTCATTGGGGACGAGTTCCCCGATGAGGTGGACTTTGATTTCAATCGTCTCAAAGTGGCGAATATCGACATCGAAACCACCGCAGAGAGCGGTTTCCCTCAGATCGACAACCCGACCGAGAAGATCATCGCCGTCACCGTGGATTTTGGTGGTGGTGATGTTCACGCTTTCGGTGTTGGGTCGTTCCGCGTTGATGGTGCCAAGTGTTGGGAGTATGACGACGAGCGAGAGATGCTTCTCGCGTTCCTTGCCCTGTGGGATCAGGAGCGTCCAGACATCGTGACTGGTTGGAACATTCGGTTCTTCGATATTCCATATCTTGTCAGCCGTATGAAGAAACTGTTTGTTGAAGGCGAATACAAGTTGCTCTCGCCGTGGAAGGAGATCCGCGACAAGTATGTTCAGAAAATGAATCGTGAACATCTTGTCTATGAACTCGTCGGTGTTGCGACTCTCGATTACTATGAACTGTATCAGACATTCACCTA